CTAAGAATGCACTAATATATGATAACCATCCCTAAATGGTTTCATATAGTCTTATTACTGAGGGCGACAGCCCCACTGTATCTTAATATCCGAGTACCTTCTCTACAGCGGTGAAGGCTCATTTTAGTGACGGAGGTTACATCCGCCTCGACTGAAGTGTGCTGCTAACCACTAGGGAGTGTGGCAACAAGCATAGCGGGACTTATTATTCTTTTGTGAAAATGAGCGTCATAGCTATACCATCGGCTTCATATCACTAAAAGATATATTATATCAACAAACAACAACTTCTTCAAGATCAAGAAGTCGAATCTTAATATCAGGGCGTTCTTCAAATTTTTTCTGCCAGCCTAGTAGGACACTCATCATGTAGCTACTCATTCCATAAGCGTTAGCGTGACAGTAATAAGTACTACCTGAGTACCCATCAAATTCGTAATTACCATCTTCACAACGAGTTTCTGTAATACCTGAATTAAGTTTCCAACTATCTGAGCCTGCAAAGCCACCATACCAACCTGCAAATACTTTAAGTACAGGCTCTTGCTTATCACTAGACATTTCTAGTACTACCCAACGATCTGGTGTATAATCACTCATTTCAGGGACTCCTTGTACTTTTTAATAGCTTCTGCATCTAAAGATGCATAAACGCGAAACTTATCACGACCAACCTTATCATAAAGGTCAAGTGCCATTTTTTCCTGATTTTCTAATGTTTCAATAGATAAGAGAGTACAACTAATGTATCGGCTCATAAAAGCATCAATCAAAAATTCTTTGCTATATCCTGCCATATTATTCTCCAAATAAGATTATATTATACCTTAGTTTGGGGTAAAAGTCAAGATTAAATTTGGCCCGGCGTAGTGGAATCGAACCACTATTAAGGGCTTAGAAGACCCTTGCACTATCCATTGTACTAACGCCAGCTATCGTGATGATTTTTGTTATAAACTGTAAAATCTACCGAATATCCTAGCACTCCGAAAGCTATTCTAAAAAGAGTTTCAGTTTGTAACTGTATTTCTACTAGCTGATAGCTACAGTAGAAGTGCTGTACTTCCCAGCACCAATCTTTATATAGTTTACCGTGTATACTACCTAAATCTTTGAAGTATCCGCCTAGCCCCGACCTGATGTTAAAGTATAAATGAACCATTCTATGTCTTCCTTATATCTTTGCCAAATACAGATACTAATAGCCATTATTACTTCAAAAACTAGTATACTAACTATTGCTATTGCTATCATACATGACCTATTTGTTTAGCAAACTGATAGCTTGCAGTATTTTTTTGTTTTGACTCGCACATAATGTCTGCGTAGTCTAGGAACGTTCCAGCCCATTGATTAACATCTTCGTTCCAATAGAACTCGGAGTGAGCGCGAAGCTTGGCAGAGGTAAAGCCTTGCGACTTAAGCTCTCTGAAATCTGGTCTAGTTCGTCCACAATGATCAACGAGAATGTCTTCCCTACTAATCGAGTAGTGGATAACTGGGCGGACACCGCGCCAGCTTTCATGTAGTTTTTGTACACGTGAATCTGTGGGCTCAATGTATTCTCCAGTAGCAATCCAGTGATGATGAATGTCAAGTACTAAGGCACAGTGGTCTACTAATTCTAGTGAAGCCTCAATACCCCATGAGAACTCAGCGTTTTCAATAGTTAGAGTGTTTCGTGCTTCAGGTGTCAATCTTTTTAGTGCTGAGATAATACCTTTGGGACCTTGTTTACCGCCTATGTGTACATTGCATTTAAAGTCTTGAAACTTTTTGCCGTAACCCATATAGCGAATAATATCTGCATGATACTCAAACTCAGTAATTGACTTTTCAACTGTACCTTCGTTATCTGAAGCTAACACGCAGAACTGGCCTGGATGAAAGCTGAGTCGTACATCTGCTGCACGAAACTTGTCACCGATACGGGAAAGATTCTTTTCTAGGTAGTCTACTACATCGGACTGAAAATAAAACCACATCCAGTCATCATGTGAGTATCCAGTAAGTAGATCACTACTAAGTCTAAACATACGCAGACCTGCTGGTTGCTGTGCTACCCAGTTAGCTTGATTTTCAAGAGCTTGAATGTTAGTACGCATTAAAGCCCACAGCCTTTCGGCTGCTGCGTCTTTAGTTTGTTTAGCAAGCCAGGTAATAGTAGTACCTTTGGTCTGACAACTAACTAAGTCTGTGGATTCTGAGCTTTGAATTTTACACGCAAAGCCAATGCGTTTTTGATTTTGATTAAACATAGTAGTTATTATACTAAATATAAACTGTTAAATCAAGTAAATAATTATAAGAACAGCCCAAGTAACACCGAAACTTTTTAATAATGTAAGTGTTTTCATTTTGTCACTGGGCAAATTCAATTATCGTATAATACCTTTTTCTAATCGCTCTGATACTAATCGTGCGTATCCTGCAATGTCAACCCAGCTATCCGCGTAGTCTGGCTTACCGTTAAGGATTCGTGCTATTTTGTGCACAATCATTTCTAAACTTTCTTGCTGATCTGCCTGCATATTTTTCCAGGTTGGCGCAGCGTGTAGAATTTCTTTGAGTTTTTGTGTAATTGCTGCCATGTCTTTAAAAGGTCCGTAATTCTTTGCGCGCTCATCTAATACTTCAATAGTAGAATCTCCTACTGTAGTATAAGTATTTACTGTAGGAAATACTACTTGTGCTCCACCAACTGTTCCTGGCATAGGCATAGTAATGCTATCTGAGCCACGCGCACCTGTAATAAACGCAGGTGTAGTACTTGCTTTATTATCTGCTTTAGGTCCTTGGTGTGGTTTTGCCATAGGAAATGGCCACATTGATTTTAATTCTTGTTCGGGTGTCATAATTAATTGTTAGTTAGTTAAAGATTAGTATAGAACTCTTAGAATTCTATAATAATCCCTCCTAAGAGGAATTACCGTGTATGCTCCCTGCAAAGAGACTCACTACACTACATTCAGTCTGTCCCGCTGAACCTTGCAGGGTTCTGCTTCGATGATGAATTGTAAGGATTAGGATTCATTTGAAAAACGCAGGCAAAGCTCAAATCCTGCGCAATAAGTAATTATACCTTAATTCTTTACTCAGGTCAAGAGTATTTTTCCGGAGCCCTTAGTAAGGCCGGTAACTTTTTCTTTGTTTTAATCTGTTTTATTAATTCAGGATTAATACCTTGAAGTGGATTAACTGCTCCCGCTGTTTTTTGATATTTCTCATAAACAGGTAATAGTTGATCTAAGATTAATAACTCTAGCTCTTTGACGTAAGTATGTGAAGAATTCATTTGGTACCTCTAGTTCGCCCTATTATACCATTGTTACCCATTAGTGTCAATACTAAAAATTTTTATCCTATAATTTTATAGCAAAACAAAAGCCCCCAAGAGCGAATCTTGAAGGGGCTTTTGAACATCTATTAATATATAGAGCACGCTGATGTTTTTTACTCAAACAGGATTTTTAAGCTACCACAGCTACCTGTCCCTCAAGAGCAACTCGGTGTTGCCCACCCGTTGGCGGTTAATCCATTGCGGTGTTTTATAAGGGGAGTGCACAAGTATTCTGTCAAACCATGAAAGGTATGCTGATTACTTGCGACTGTCGTGAATTAACGCATTTGCCAGCGAAGTATTGGCTTAGCACTTCTGCCTTGGTTCCACTATCGTTGGACTCCCTCAACGACTGGTAACGACTATTCAGTTTTTAGTCGGGATTTCGGTTCCAGCGCATATCCGTTTTACGACTTTTGGTCGACTGTTTATGCAATTATTTATGACCTGCTACAGTTCAGGGTCAAGAGTAATAAAGTGTTTCTCCCATATACTACTACTCTGGGGACTAGCCTATTAACGAGGGCAAATTCGACTGCTGGTATACACTTTAACGACATGCTGCAGTTTAGGGTCATGCACTATTATTTAATCACCCTTGCTAGGTGTCGCTAGTGAGATTCCATACTCACATTACAGAGCGAAGCTCTGCTCTTGGTTAGATGATAGCTGTATTTGAAAGAGTTCTTTCTCTAGAGTTCCTGCTGGTGTGTTACTCTAAACCATAATTAGCCTGCTTTTAGGAGTATCAAGGCTAATGTCCCCTCCTGACTGAACGAAGTCATCGGCTAAAGCATAACGCTGCTTTGCGGTATCGAATAAATTTAAACTCTATTATTATCTGAGTCATGTTATTGTTTCATCTCGTAACATGATCGAGCATATTAAGGATATACCTTGACTCGTAGCGTCTAATACATTAAGTTGAAAGGGTGAAAGTCTTAATGTATTAGATACTGCTAGAGTTTCGCCTAAATTGCATAGGCTCGTCAGAAGGTTTGTTGTCATCATCAATTTATAAATAAATTATACTCTAATTTAATCATAACTTCAAGTAAATAATTTTTATTCTTTCTACTTGGTACTCCATGGGGGAGTCGAACCCCTCCTTACCCGCGTGAAAGGCGAGTGTCCTAACCGATAGACGAATGGAGCAAAAAAGTTGGGCGACCACTAGAGGCTTCGGTGGTCATCAAGTTGTTATCCAGACATATGTGCTGGACTCATAACACCCATAAATTAGTATTATCGTGCCGATTCTGGAAGTAGCCGCTAAGCTCCCCAATGCCATTGGCAGTTATATCAGGATCAGTCACTGGCAGTTTTGACCCGAATAGCCGTAGCGTCCTACAGGCATACCTTTGATAACACTAATTTATGAGTAAAGGGCTGTGGCTCAGGCTTACCCACAATTAAGACGCTATCTTCAAATGCGATTACTCGGCTGAAGACTGCTGTCACCCTATCAATTTATATAATAATTATATAGCGTTTAGCTACACATTTCAAGAAAAAAATAACAGTCGTTGCCACTATGAGCTAACTTCGCAGGTGTGTCGACATACAGTGACTGATTGGTGAGCGAAGAGATCGTTGACAAACGGGCGGCATTTTCATGCCATTCATTAAGCCCTTCCCGACTGTTTATAAATAATTATACAACAAAATAGGCAATCAAATCAAGTATAAATTTTTATACCAATTTTTGACTAATCTTACTTATTATATAATACTTTCTTAAAATTATTTAATCTCTATTATAGTATAAATACTAAGCAGTTTCAAGTACAAAATTTTTGTCTAAAAACTCCACCCTGCGTTGTCAAGAGCTTCTTCTGCAGTCTGCTCTGGTGAGACCCCTGCATTCCAATTGCTCCAATAATCATAGTCTGGAATATCTTCTACACCTAAACCACAGCTTTGAAAAATTGTGCGGTTTACTTGTTTCATCCATGTTTCAAAGGAAATTTCTTTTGTCATTGTGTTTTCTTTAAAAATTATTCTGGTATACCAGTACTTTCGAGATTTTCGGATAGCATTTCTTGGATAAGTTCATGTAGACTTGAGAAGTCTCCGTAGAAAAAAGCAGCTTCAAATTCAGTCATTTGTTTCTCCAAATTAAGTATCTATTATACAAAATTTTTTGAAAAAATTCAAATTTATGATTTTTCCGGTTACAGGCTGAGGTCGGCTAGCGTGCGTAAAAATTGACTTGATTTTTGCAACTAAAAGCCTTATAATGTTATTTCTATTATTATTATTTTAAATAAACTCATGGATATAGCAACAGCATTAGATGCAGGAACAACAGAAAATTTACCTAATGGTGGGTATAATCTAAAACCCCCTACAGCTTTAGCCACAAGAGCCGCAAAACATATTCGTAACCTAGAAGCTCAGCATCAGGTGCATTTACAAGCACTTATGCAGATACAACAAAGGGAAGCAATACTTTTGCAAGACTTGGAGAAATATAGACTAAAACTAGGAGAGTTAGATGCTGAATTACAGAATTTACGCACATCTAGAGGGCCGATTAGCGGCATGGATAGTTCAGGCTGAAAGTTACGAAAAAGCAATAGAGTTAGTTAAAGAAGAAACCCAGATAACTTCAGCAATATTATGTTTACTAGAGGAGAATGCTACATGAATATCATAAGAGCAGCAATCCTTTTTGCAACTTTAATTATACCGATTTTTATCGTTGAAAAGGTTTATGAATTTAGGGTCAGCCGCTTAGCTGAGTATGACCAAAAGACAATAAGAAGTTTTACTTCTTTATCAGAAATGGAACGGGAATTAAAATGTATGACTCGCAATGTATACTACGAAGCCGGCGGTGAGCCAGTTGAAGGTAAGATTGCAGTAGCCCAGGTAACATTAAATCGTGCAAAAGATGGCAGGTTTGGCGCAGGTATTTGTGGCGTGGTCAATGCAAAAAGTGTAGTACTTAATCGAGTACTGTGTCAGTTTTCTTGGCTTTGCGATGGTAGCGAGTCAAGACGCCCAGTTAATAAAGCTCTTTGGGAAGAATCCGAAGCAGCTGCAAAGAAAGTTTTACTAGAAAACTTTAAGTTGCCAAGTTTAGAGTCTGCTTTATATTTTCATGCAGACTATGTAAACCCGCAGTGGAAAGGCATGGAAAAAGTTGCAAAAATTGGTCGTCATATTTTTTATAAAACTAAATCAGAGAGTGTTAAATGAGTAATATTGAAACAGGTAAAAGTGAGTTACCTAAAGAAGAAACTACTATAATGTCAGTAGTTGAAAAGATTAAAAGTAGCAAAAGTACTATTGATCCAGTAGGATGGATTAAGGAGCATGTAGCTAATATTAGTGCTACAAGTCTTCATATTATGTCAGTAATCTTACTACACTCTTCAACTATTCCAACGCTTCTTAGCTTAATGTTTGGTATAAGTGATAAGACGCCTATATTAGATATGGTGTTATTACTATGGGCAGCACTATTAGCAATGTTTGCACAAGCAATAATACAAAAGAACTATGTAATTGTAACAGTAATTACAGTTGGTTTCATGGTTCAATCAGTTATAATGGCCCTTATTTTCTTTAGGTAATAATATGAGTAGTGAGCAAGATAAGTTTAATCATAGTCGTCGTCTACAAAAAGATGAAAATGCCATTAAAAAACAACTTAAAATTGTAAAAGAACACACTCATATTAAAACCGAATATAATCCTAAATTAGATCAACCACATAGATTTGCTAAACATCATGCTATGGATTGTGGGCAACCTAATTGTCTCCTATGTGGTAATCCACGCAGGACATGGAATGAATTAACTACACAAGAAAAACGTCTTTTTCAAGACTTAGAAAAAACCACAGACAAGCATAGCAACGGAATACCAAGCGATGATAATCCATAATCTTTTTCCAACTGCTGTTGGTACGTTCAATTTAGGGTCAGACCTTACTACTGAAGAACTAACTTTTATTAGTAATCTGGAACTAAGAGGTAATAAATTAAATCTTACTAGTGCAGATACTTATTTATTCAAACGACCAGAGTTGGCAAAGATTGCTAAATTTTGTAATGATTCTCTTCAAGAGTATTTTCAACATACATATGCCCCTACTTATGATGTACGGCCTTACATAACTCAGAGTTGGGCAAACTATACAAATAAGGGGCAGAGTCACCATAAACATAGACACCCAAATAGTATAATATCTGGAGTATTCTATGTACAAGCAATAAAAGATATAGATCGTATTATATTTGAAAATCCAATTTCTGAGATACTTAAATTACCAACAAATGAGTTTAATGCATATAATTCAGATTCCTGGTGGTTAGGGGCCGAAACAGGACAACTATTACTGTTCCCATCCTCTCTATTACATCTAGTCGAAGAAGTAACTACTGAAACTACTAGAATTAGTATTTCATTTAATACATTTTTCAAAGGCTACATAGGTGAAGAAACTAATCTAACCCTTTTGAATATAGAAACTTAAATAGCTTAAAAACATATATTTGACTCTTACAGCCAAACTTGATATAATATAAGATTAGAAAGAAAAAATACTATGAAATATTGCGTAATTTGCAGCGAGGATATTGCAGAGGGGCGTTCCCTTTTAGGCTATAAAACTTGCCTATGCTGCGGAGAACGCAAAGCGAGGGAACATCGTCATTGTATTGTTCCACTTCATAAATCTAACTATATTCCTGTTTTTAATTTAAAGGATTTAGTTGGTGTTAACTCTAAAGGTGGGCAAGTAAAATGAAAGAATTAATGCACGATGTACTTGACATGAGACAAGCAGGTTTTTCAATTGAAGCTATTGCTGATGCACTTAAATGTTCTACGGCATTGGTTGAATCAGCTATTGAATTTATAAATCAAATAGAAGAACACTATGATCAAAATAAGCCGTAGCCCTGAAAGAAATACCTTTCAAAAAGAAAATTATATAAAAAGACAAAGAACAATAGGTAAAGAAGTTCTTACCGAATACTTAGAAATGTGGGAACGTATGCGTGAACAACATGAAGATAATCTTGTAAACCCAGAATGGCAAAAAAACAACTTAGAATATGAATTACGAACTAATCAAGATATCTTGAATAAGGTGCGTAATAGTCGTGTTTATGCTCAAAATCTTTATGCGGCTATGTGTAATATGCGGTGGATAAAGTATGATAAACCTTGGTCATGTTCTTGGAGATACTCTGGTGGTATCATAGCAGATATGCGTGAAGAAGGCGATTATATAGATTGGTATTGCTCAGGCATTCGTTGTCGAGAAAGGATTTCAGCAGAAGACTGGATCAATCTTACTCCTGAGCAAGAGCAAAGATACACTGAGTCGTTAGACTTTGTAGGTGAAAGCTGTGTAACAGAAGAAATTAAAAAAGATTTATTAAACCTAGGTTGGATGCCTAAAGAGTGGGAACAAGATGAAAGTAGCAATTAATCGTTGTTTTGGTGGTTTTGGGTTGAGCGAAAAAGCTTTTGAGCTTTTGCTTGCCAAAAAAGGCATAGCTTTTGAGAAGCAAGACTCAGGTTCCAGACTGCTTGGTAATGAGTACTATGTAGCAGGACACCTTGGAGATCAAGAATACTACCTTAGTGATTATCAGTATTGTGAAGATCGCTCAGACCCAGACCTAATTGCTGTGATCGAACAGTTGGGAAAAGAATCAGATGGTTGGGCTGCTGATATTGCAGTAGTAGATATTCCAGAGGGTGTTGAGTGGCATATACACGAGTATGATGGTATTGAACATATCGCAGAAAATCACAGGTGCTGGTACGGTGACTAATACTGATCTTAGACAAGATAGCAAAGGCAGAGTACCAGAATGGCAACCTGGGCAAAGAGTATGGATTGCCTGTTTAAGTAGAGAAGCTACAGTTATTCAACAACTACTAAAGTGGGACTACCCCGAATCATTTTGGGGTAATGTGCTATTACAATATGATGATGGAGTACAAGGTACTTCTAACTCATGGCAATTATCTAGAGTTATTACATAAAAATGAAACAAGAATTTGATAAACTACTGTGCGAACGTTATCCAAAGATGATGATAAATCGCAATAAGAATATGAAAGAAACCTGTATGTGTTGGGGATTTGAATGCGGCGATGGCTGGTTCAATATTCTAGACCAACTTATGGGTAATATTCAACATCATATTGACTGGAATAATAAGAACTTTGAAAAAGGTTATAAGCAATATAAAGAAGTACCACAAGTTACACTAGATCAAGTTAAAGAAAAGTTTGGTACACTTCGTTTCTATTACTCTGGTGGTGATGATAAGGTTGATGGTATGGTTCGTATGGCAGAAAGCATGAGTGCAGTTACCTGTGAAGAATGTGGTAACCCAGGTAAGCAAGTAGGTGGTGGTTGGATTACTACTCTTTGCAAGACTCATGCTGAAATTAAGGGAATATACGGTGAGGAATAAAAATAATCAGTTAACTCTAAATCGTAAACAGTTAGAGAAACTTAATAGTATTGTATCCCACTTTAAAGAAATAGATCAATTTACTATTAAAGTAAGCCACCTTAGCGGTATTGGGCCTACTGTGGAGGTTGGTTTTGATCTTATCAATGAAATTGATGTTAAAGTAGATATTACAGATGTATCATCATGGTAAGCACTGAACAAACTCTTAAAGAGTGTAACGCTCTACTATTTGCCATGATAGGTAATAAAGAGTTGGTAGAAGTCTGGTGGCTAAGCTCTAATCTAGCATTTGGCGGTAAAACACCAGAAAGTGTTTTCTTGTACGATCCTAATTCAGTACTAAGATACATTTGGGGTTCTTGTGATGGTTATTGGTAAATAAATTGGAGTAAGATAATGAGTTTAGATGTTAATTTAATGGTTATTATGCCTATTCCTATTCATTCGCAGAATATTACCCATAATTTAGCTAATATGGCCAGTCAAGTTCATATTAATACTGAGTTAACATTATACGATGTGTTGTGGAGGCCTGAGGAACATAATTTAGTGTATGCTAAAGATATATCTGATCACTTACATACAGCATGGAATATCTTGCTATCTGAGCCAGATTTTTACAAACAGTTTAATCCTGAGAATGGTTGGGGTAGTTATGATACTTTACTTGGTTTTGTATACAACTATCGTAATAAATGTTACGACAACCCTGACGCACTAGTTGAGGTATCAAGATAATGAAAATTTCCAGAGCCGAACAGTATAGCCATAAAGTATGGCAACTTGAACTACAAAAGCAAAAAGATGCTCGTGAAGCTGCTTATCAAAAGGCATTAGAAAAGCGCACATTTGATAATATTATAGCTGAAAGAGTAGCTAGAAATATTCGTTTAGACCTTGATAAAGGTCGCAATATTGATATTGAGTGTTAAGTTATGAACTTTCAAATAAAAGAAATTGTGGATATGGCAAACTCAGTAGGTGATGATTTTACTAAACAAATCGTACAACTAACTGCTCGCCATTGTGTCCGTTTAGCCTTTTTAAACCCTAAACTAGATAGTATACAATTAAGTAACGTAATATCTAAAGAGTTTGATCTGCCCTTGGATAACTATGACCATTCGGAGTACTACTTCGATATAACAAGGAATCGTTAATGACTCCAAATGAAAGATTAAGAGAAATTATGGTACTTATAGATAGTACTATTAGTTTAACAGATGACCCTAAAGAACTAATATTACTATCTTATGCCATGGCTCATAGATCAAAAGAGTTACTAGACAGGGCAATAGGCCCAGAACAAAGAAGAATGTTAATGAGAGAGTTAGCAAAATGAAGAGAGTAGTGTTTTTTGTTGAACCAGAGTGGGCATACGGTGTAATACACTACGACCTCAGTAAGTGGCTTCAACGACACAATATCCGAGCATCCGTGATGCCTTGGAATAGACAGTATACCTTTCAAGAGGTACAAGATTTAGCACAGCATATAGATTATTTCGTCTCCACTCCTTATGGACTGGAGGCGTTATGCATTCATCACTACGGAATTCAACCCGAGCAGTGCATTGTAGTTTGCCACTCCAGAGAAGATGTAAATTACTTCTTAGATAAATTACCTGTAGACTTTCAAAATAGAATACTTAAATGGGCTGCTGTTAGTGATTGGGTTCGCGGCGAGTGGCAAGACCTTTTAGGGACTCAAGAAAGACAGCGTGCTATTGATGTTACTCCTTTAGGTATTGACTATTGGAACTTTCACTCACCAATAGCTGAACGATTAGAATCAGTTGGATATGCAGGTGCCTATAGAATTGGTCATAATGATCATATTAAACGCACTGATTTAGTAGATCGAATATGTGAACGATCTGGATTACCGCTAAAAGTGGCTATACAGTATCATAACCTATTTACTACTATGCAAGGTTTCTATCCCCAGGTTGGCGCAGTTCTTATAACTTCAACACATGAAGGAGCAGGGCTTCCTGCTCTTGAAGCTGCGGCTGCAGGTAGATTAGTATTATCTACACCTGTAGGTCACTGGGAGCGAATAAGCCCTACTGGGTGTATAGAGCTTCCTTTAGAAGCCGAAGCTTTAGTAGAACACTGCGCCGAGGCTTTGAGTTACTATAAAAATAATCCTAGTGAATATAGAACGCGTTGTTTACAAATTCAGGAATATGCAAAATCTTATGACTGGTCAGCAGGACCTATTGACCAGTGGGCAACACTTCTATCATGAAATATTGGAAATATGTAGTCGAAGAAGACTACGAGGGTGAACATTTTGGTTTTAGCTTAATATCTGAAAAAGATATTATTAAAGATTACTTCCCTGAATGGGAACGTGATATGAAAAGTATGGGTAGAGAAGATGAGATATCCTATGAAAATTGTATTCAAGAGTGGGTTATCTACTATCAAGCCTGGCAATAAAAAATATTTATTTGATTTCTTAATCAAACCGCATTATAATATATGAAATACTTAATAAACTTCTTAGCCGTTATATATTGGATAGCTGGCATAGTAATTGCTAAGGGCTTTTGGAGCACCTTTTTTGCAATTATCTTCCCGTTATGGGCATACTATTTATTACTTGAACGACTAATACAACAATACCTACCATCATGAAAATTTCAATTTGCAGCGATCTCCACCTTGAGTTTGGGGATCTTGATATTAAAAATACTGATCAAGCCGAAGTGCTTGTGTTAGCTGGAGACATTTGCGTTGCCAGAGATCTCTTAAAATTCAATGACACAGAGCTTCCTGGCTTTGCAAACTTTCGTAGCCAACGCTACCATGAGTTCTTTCAGCGTGTTTGCCAAGAGTGGAAGCATGTTATCTATGTTATGGGTAACCATGAGCACTATCATGGAGATTTTGCTACTACTGTGGCACATATTCGTGAATGCCTTGGCTACAATGTTAATCTTCATGTTCTTGACAAAGAGTGTGTTTTTATTAACGACATTCGCTTTGTTTGTGGTACTCTTTGGACAGACATGAACAAAGAAGATGAGTTAACACTGTACTCTATTGGTGGAGTTATGAACGATTTCCGTCTTATCAAAGACAGTCGTGAGCCAGTACACTTCCGTGATGAAGAAGGTACTTTTAGAACTCGTCTAGGCAGTTTTAGTCCTCAGGCATCTGTTGAAGATCATAAAGCAATGATTGAACTTATCCAAGACGAGTGTGCTCTTGATTGGGATAAAATTGTAGTGGTTGGACACCACGCGCCTTCGAAGTTGAGTACTCATCCTCGTTACAAGTCGGAAACCATAGTTAATGGTGCTTACAGCAGTAACTTAGACGAGTTTATGCTGGATAATCCAAAGATTAAAGCATGGATTCATGGTCACACTCATGAGAGTTTTGACTATATGATTGGATCGTGTAGAGTTGTATGCAACCCACGCGGATACATTGGACACGAAAGCCGTGCTGATAGTTATGTACCACAGACCATAGAAATTTCTTAAGTTTAGGGTCAAAGGGGCAGTTATAGGTCAAAATTATTGACTTGTACTGCCCCTTTTTTTGTGTTATAATTATATTATGAAAAACGAAACGGTGACCACTATGTCTCAAAAAAGTAAAGCTCTTATAAATACAATTGCAGTATTAATTTTATCTGTTGCCTTTATGGTAACAGTTCACTGGCTAGTAGAACTTATTAGCTCTAGTATTATTGCTACTGCAATTGCCATTTTTATTTGGGGAATTGTGATCTATAAGCTATGCGTAGCTTATGAAAATGTACAAAAAGTTTTGGAATAAATAGGAATAAATATAATGATTAACTGGTTTAACACTTACGCTTCATTTTGCAAAATGCCTGAGTTTATAGCACCTACTTATTGGGTAGGTCCTACTGGTGATGGTCGTATGAGTCTTCGTATTGGTACTGGACCTGTTTTGCATATGACTAGATCTGAGTGCCAGGCTTTGATTGATACTCTTTCTGCTATTGGTTGCCAGCTTCCAGAGGATACTGAAAATGATTGAAGCCATTACTATTATCCTAGTGGTTGTTGTTGGTATAAATGTTCTAACAACAGTGTCACCAAGATTCCGCCGATGGATATACAAGGACAAAGAATGAACTTCTTTTGGGGATTCTTATTGGGTCTTATAGTGGGAGTGTTATATATGGCATACCGTTCTAATCAAGATGACAGGACAACCACACCATGAACGAACGAATTAAACAACTTGCCAATATCTGGGCCAATCGCAGAGCAGAAGATGAAAAGCTAGGTATCGTCTATACTTTTAGTGAGCCAGCATTAGAACAGTTCGCCCAGTTGATTGTGCAGGAGTGCGTTCACCTATTTGGTGTTACCCGTACTGAGCCTTCACTAGAAAAGTTTATTTTAGATAGGCTTGGAGTTCACCAATGAGCTCGTCAACTGGTATAACTGGCTTTATTGAAATCTTTGAAGCACGCCTTCAAAAGATGAAGTTACATCTTAAAGAAGAGCTAAGCAAAGCCAAAGGTGATAGAAATCGTAAAGCCATACGCCATATGCTTGCTGATGCTAGAAAACTTAATAAAAGTTTAAAAGAGATGCGAAATGCAGCAGCTAAACTGTGCCCGCATTGTGGAGAGAAACTATGAACGAACGAATTCGACTACTTGCTGAACAGGCTACCTCTTACATTGACCCATCAGCCAATGATGGCGTGTGTTGGCACTTTGACAAAGAAAAGTTTGCCGAGTTGATTGTCAAGGAATGTGCTAATGAAATTCTTAAATGGAAGTCTGAGCCATTTCCCTACGATCCTGAGTTTGGGGCAAAACTAATTAAAGAACATTTTGGAGTTGAATCGTGACTGAAGGAGAACAGGCAGGACGCTGGGCTATGCTGTACATCTACACGGCCTTGTTTACTTTAGGGTTTACTATTGTATCTATTTCGGTTTCGTTTATTCGGGGGTGGTTTTTATGAGCAAACTAATTCGACAACTTGTTGAACAAGCCACAACCATTGAAGAGCACGGATGGGGTGCGAGTTATGCTAACTTTGATCAAGAGAAGTTTGCTAAGTTAATTATATTTGAATGTACAAAGTTAGCCGTATTCCGTGGTGATGCAGCAACAGCTAAAGCTATTAGAGAACATTTTGGGGTTAAAGATGAAAGTTAAAATCGGTAAATATACAAACTGGGTTGGTCCTTATCAGATTGCTGAAATGCTCTGCTTTTGGGTTAAGCCTGGAAAAGATGAGTATGGTATGAAGTCTAAGCCTGACTGGGTTCACGAGTTTGGTCGTTGGCTGGGTGAGGATAAACAAGGTAACGATAGCTGGCTTACTAAAGCCTGCCAGTGGGTTGAGTCTAAGAAATCTCGTACCATTAAAGTACACATTGATCGTTGGGATACTTGGGGCATGGATAATACTCTTGCTCATATCATCCTGCCTATGCTCAAACAACTGAAGGCTACCAAGCACGGAGCGCCTTGTGTTGACGACGAAGATGTACCTGAGCACCTGCGTAGCACTGCAGCTGCAGAAAAAGAAAACGACTGGGACACAGATAGCAACCACTTTCTCCGGTGGGATTGGGTGCTGGATGAAATGATTCAGGCATTTGAGTGCAAAGTCTCTGACAACTGGGATGCTGCTTACCACTCAGGCACTCACGACTTTAAGTCAGTGCCTTGCAAGTGGGATGACGCAGGAAAGCCTACCTTATTTCAAATGGAAAAAGGACCAAAAGACACATACGAGTGCGACTATGAAGCACTTCGTGCACACGAAGCACGTAATCAAAATGGTTACCGCTTATTTGGAAAATACTATCAAAACCTTTGGGACTAATATGTCTAATATCACGGCTGCTGTTATTCAAGACAGCATTTATCAAGGCACAAGAATAACCACATTTGAACTAGAGTATCCACGCTTTATTCATGCGGAACTTCTTACTCACCGACAACTATCACGCAACTCAGCTAGCTCAAGGGCTATTCCTGTTGCAAAGATGCTGGATCTGTTAGAAACTAATCCTGCTAAGCCCGAGCACTGGGGCAAGAACGAGCCTGGAATGTCAGCTAGAGCAGAGATCGCTGAGCGAGATCAAGCTGAAGCCACTTGGCTGGAAGCTAAAGTTTATGCTCAAAAGCACTGCCAAACTCTTTTAGACCTAGGAGTTCACAAGCAGATCTCAAATAGGATCACTGAGCCTTTTCAGATGATTAAGGTGGTTGTCACAGCCACTGAGTGGGATAACTGGTACGCTCTTCGCAATCATCAAGACGCTCAACCTGAGATTCAAATATTAGCACAACGCATGCGACTAGCTCATGACTGGAGCCGGCCCCTAGAGCTTACTCAAGGCGACTGGCATGTGCCCTATGTAGACCGTGAAATTCAAAATGGTCAAATATTTTACAAAGCCGCTGGTGAGCATTGCACGCGCCCACAGGCCCGATTAGTATCAGCTAGCTGTTGTGCTCAGGTTAGTTACCGCCGATTAGACCAAAGCTTAGAGAAGGCCCTACAAATTGCTCAAAAGTTAGTGGCTGGCCGACCTTGGCACGCCAGTCCATTTGAACATCAAGCAAAACCCATGCTAAGCAATCTACAACCACACATCTGGGAGCCAGGAGCTACGCATCAAGATCGTGAAGCTAAGTTTTGGTCAGGCAATTTTAAAGGATGGATTCAGCACCGCCAACTCTTAGAGCAAGCTGAGTGACCTGACCCTAAACCGCCTAAACCTCAGCTACCCTACGCATATTTTAGTGTATTTTTACCTGAGTAAAAAATAACGCTTGACTTATGAAAAAATTCATGATATAATAAGTGATAATTAAATAATTCGAGCACAGGGGACCTCAATATGCAAAGAGGAAGCACCTTGCGCGAAGGGGTCAGAGGATGAGTCAAGCAAGGTAAGCTTACGTAGTTTGCATTAATTGAGGGTCCCCTACACAAACTCTAAGTAGGGAGACTTCGTCTCCGAAAAGCTAAAACAACTGTAAAAATATGAATTTTGAAAAAACCTTACCTGAAAACAATCCCCGCTTTGAACCCGCTGTAATAAAGCCAAGGGGTTTGAAGCGGGATCTTCGTTCGTGGCCGCTTGAATGGCTTGCTCGTCAAAACGGATTGCCCTTGACCCAAAGCTGCGACCAGCTGGGTCTTTCCTCACAATCGGAATGGTTTTTAGCCCAGCTAGTACACCACTTTGGGTCGTGGAAACCTCAACTAGTTGATGGTAAAGTAGATGCAGTGAGTACCGCTACTTACAATTTAGGGTCAGGCACTGCTGAAGAGCAAGAGTTTCAGCTAGCTTGTTGGAAATTAGCGTGTAGAGTTCCCCGTTCAAAACTGTCGCCAAAGCAGGTAGCACAACCTGAGTACAGCAGCCTAGTACCACTTATCCTTCTAGGCTTCAAGACCTACCAAGATATCCCCTACGATAGCTGGAGCAGACAACGATTGGAAGCTGTGATGCCTGAGGAGCTGGTGGCCGCAGCCACGACGGCTCATCCTGAGTATACGGCGGAGGAGATCCTAGAACTCAGAAGTCAGGGACTTTTAGTGCGGTCTGGTCGAACTGAGGGTCAACGCAGAGATCCCAAATCCACATGGAAGCTCACAGGAATTGGGGATACTTGGTTAGGTGAACTACCTTACTTAACTCAAGTACAAATAGCACAAATCTGGTTAGCTCACCCCGATATTCGACACCAGAATATGATTTTACATCCTGATGACTGGAGCAGTCAGCCGGAGCCCTTAATTAAAACAGAAGTAGTCAAGAAATGGACAGCAATGCCTTGGGAATAAACCATGAAATACGATCACGAAACAACAGAAAAATTAAAACAAGATTATCTAGCAGGAACTCCTGTACCTACATTAGCTTTGGCTCTGGGCGTTCCGGATAGGTCGGTCATCGCTAAGCTATCGAGTCTGGGCGTGTACAAAAAGAAGGAGTACCTCACAAAGCGTGGTGAAGTACCAGTCAAGAAGGAAGAGTATATTGAACGAATTGCTCGCTTACTCGACGTAAATTCCGACATGCTGGAGTCGCTAGAGAAGGTAAATAAGTCAGTTTTAGCACTTATTGAAAAGAAACTGACCCCAAATTGACCCTAAACTGCGCCAGACTACGCTAACAGGGCACTTAAAAACAGACTATGTGCCCAAGGCCACTTAATTCTAGGATTAAGTGGCTTTTTTTCGTCTTATCGGCGGAAACGTGTAAATTTCCCGAAATAAGTCCGATCTGGTCGTTTTGGCCCTGATCGGCGTCAATTTGGCCCAACTTAGGGTCAGTGGATGCGGTTTAGGGTAAAAATCAAGAATTTGCACTTGACAATGTTTTCTGCACTATGGTATAATTGGCGCGAGCACTAAGCTCGCGGGCGCAGCAGCAAAAGTCTGGACGTGGTAAATTTAAGGCAAACAAAAGCCCCATGAGGGCATGACTCCTCTGGGGCATTTTGAACAGAACTAGACGCGAACAAGTCTAGATAGCGCAGTCCACGATTTATCACTAAGATCATGCATCAGGCCTTGTTCAAGGGGTATGTGCAAGATCGGAGGAGACCAAGGCTTTCTGTTTTTCTACCTGCTCAAAACAGGAATTTCATCGTACCAGCTTTACAGCTGCCGTAGCTTGAGATGTTGAGGTTTTTAGGATACCACAATCCATCCTTTTAGGCTGGTCTAGCCGCTTCCGTAGCGAGGTTGCTTTCCGGTACCAGAATTAAGCCTCTGGTAACAGGGCTCCCAGAATCTAGCCACCAAGTTCCTCTTAACAGCTGGGACTGCATAAGAAGCGAATAAGTGACCAGAATAAACTATACTCAGAGCCTGAGCCTTTTCTAGTTTATATGTAATTATAACCCATTTGGGTTTGAGAGTCAAGTGTGGAAACTTGACCCTCAATTGCCGATCAGCGGACAGCTTGCAAGATCTTCGCCAAGGCGGTCTTGTTGGCTTTGGTCAAGCTCTCGGTCTCTGCTTCAGTCAAGAGCAGGATAGCGGCGATTTCGTCAGCCACAAAATCCTTCTTAACAGGACGCTCGCCAGTCTTGGAGACATAGCTCTTGGCTTTGTAGACGCCTTCGCGGCTCAGCTTGGCAACCACTGAGCGAACAGATTTGCCAACAGCCTCTGCAATTGCCTCAACAGCAACGCCAGCCTGGTAGTCTTGAACAATCTTGGCAGTTTGCTCAGAGGTATAGTTTTGTGCTTTTTCTTTCATGATTTATCCTTTCGGTGTTTGTTTGTTTCTAAGATTAAATTATACTGGATTAAGCTGTAAGAGTCAAATCAATATTTTTAATTGTCATGAACCCGTTTGCCTTTTCCGTCTGTCTAAGGCTATATTATACTGGGAAAGTTTGCGGCAATCAATAGCAGATTTTTGCACTTGACAAACCTATGTCTGCCGTGGTATAATTGGCGCCAGCACTACCTCAACCAAAAATACATTTGACACTGTCTTTTCCACTATGGCGCAATTTTGACACAGGCTTTTCCACTATGGCGCCCTATCGGGCGTAAGTGAGTGCTCACTTCGCAAAAAGTTAGTGAGTGCTCACTTCGCAAAAAGTTAGTGAGCGCCCACTTCCATAATTATTAATTATGCATTTTTAATTATAAGCAAGAATCGTGCCAGCCCCACAGGCGCAAGAATCGTGCCAAGTGCAAGAAAACAACATAAGGGAAAACACCTATTGACACGGGTCAAAATTATATGCTATAATTTTGGCGCCCATAACCCTACAGCAAGTAGGGTTATTCAGGCAAAAAATAACCCTGCAATTTGCAGGGTTATTAAATAATTAATTAATCAGGGCATTATGTGGAATATATACGCTTTGAGTGACATAATTTATTTCCCAATCATAATGGGTAAATATTTCATAATCATAATCACCTTCAAAAGATAATATATAATCAGCGCATTGATTAATTATATATGGTTGCATTTGTTTAATAGTTAATCCCTGATAATCTTTGAGATTAATTCCCATTTCACGAAAAGATATAATCATTCTTTGCCTTCCATAAAATCTCGATATTCTTTCCGATTAATTTCCCAAAATCGGGAAAGTGGATAATTCGAGAATGTCCAATCCAATAAAGCAATTATTGGAAAGAAAATAGTTACTAGTATTTTACCAAGCATTATATATTCCTAAGATATTAGCTAAAAAGAAAACCCCATTTAAAACAGTAAGGGAATTATCTTTTCGGATAAAACCCACAATTAACCAAGATAATGAGCCAATAATAAATGCCAGATAACCAACAAATATAATTTGTGATGCTACCAAAAAAGCACCGATAATGCTTGATATAGTGCCAACCCAAGATATTGATTTTATCATATTATAATTCCATTGAATGATATTTATTAGGTGCAAGCCCTAATTGTAGCATAATTTTTTGCCATTGTACGCCATGACCACATTTTTTCTCGGATATTCCAAAAAGATTAAAATCTGCCTGATGTGCTATTTCATGCGGTAAAATTACCATTCGCATATTAGCAGAATTTTTTGCAAAGAATTTATTCCCTAAATGAATAAGGTTTTCTTCCTGATAATTTTTTCCTGCGGTACGGGTAAGCCTATTGCAGAGAACAATTTTAGGGGGATTGAATCGTACCAATTTTGGATATGATTCGCAAATTGTATCCCATGTGGATTCTGCAATTTGGTCAACTGTGAATTGTAGCGTTTTCATGTGTTCTATTATACAGGAAAAAATCAAAAAATGGTGTTGTTTTACAATCACACACAAAAAATAAGTTATTAAAAAAAGCTTGACACGGGGCAAAATTATATGCTATAATTTTGGCGCCTATAACCCTACAGCAAGTAGGGTTATTAAGCTAAAAATAAGCCCTGATAAATCAGGGCTTGTCAATAGGGGTAAACCCCTATTGTGTCAAACTGGGCGAGAGTTTGCCAAAGCGTCAAAAATTGCTTTTAGAGCATTTTTGTTTGCCTTTGTCAGAGAATCCACATCGTTTTCGCTCAAGCGCAAAATTGCACCGATAGCGTCAGCGTGTACATCCTTTTTAACTGGTTTTTCGCCAGTTTTGGAAACATAGGTTTTAGCTTTGTAAACGCCTTCCCGAGACAATTTAGCTACAACCGACCGAACCGATTTGCCCAAATTTTCGGCAATAGATTCTACGGACACACCCGAGGTATAATCGGACACCATAGCAGAGGTTTGCTCTGCCGTATAATTTACAGTTTTTGCTGTCATTTTTAAACCCTTTCAAGGTTAGTGAGTGAAGAAGTCTCTATTATAGCGAAAAATCAAGAATTGTCAAAAACATATTTTTTGTGGGGTTATTTGTTGTATTTGTGCAAATATAGGGTTTATCCCTATTGACACGGGGCAAAATTATATGATATAATTTTGGCGCACCCAATGAGTACTTTTGTTTTCAAAAAAATATTTGTTTTTGAAAACAAAAGTATTCATACCCATAAAGTCACCCGATTAGACCCATTTGTAAAAAAGCAACAAATAGGGAAAACCCCTATTGACACGGGTCAAAATTATATGATATAATTTTGGCGCCTGCGAAGTGAGTGCTCACTTCGCAAAGGATTAAATATAATCCCCGATATAATCGGGGATTATATTATACTCGGGGTTTAATTTTATAATATAGCATCACAATTAAAAATACCATATTAAGCACATAATTAAATAATAGGGGTAAATCCATTTTAGGGAATACATAAATAATTGTAAATATTTCCCCAAAAAACCAGCATAATAGAAAAGCCCATGATAATCCCCGAGAATGTCCTGCTTTATAACATTCTATTGCCTGTGGTAATCCGCATATTGCAAATAATATGCTACCAATCCAACCAATTATTTCCATTTTAATCCCCTATTATCAAATCTTTTGTAGTATGTATATTATAACACATTTCTCGGTATTCGTCAATATCATATCTTTTATTAGTATAAAAAAACAATAATAAAAGAATAATCCAATAAACCCTATATTTTGTTATTATCATTTTATTATGCCTTGAAATTATCTCGTACTTGAAATTTATTCCAGTCATAAGGAATAATATTATTTTGCCAATTACGCTTTTTAATAATATGCGTAAGAATAGGCAATTCAAAATCTCGGGCATCTTCTAATGCAGTATGTGGCTCGATAATAAAATTATTATTAATAAAACCGCAAACCATTTCCGCATTAGTTTTAAATGTCATATTACCATGTTTAGTAACATTATTAAAACCATGATTATCTAAACAAAATTGTTTATATTTGCGTGAATTGCAGATATTACCTACCGAGGCTTGCCACAAACAAAATTTATTATTAAAACCTGATAAATCAATTCCAGTATTACCGCATTTATTAATATCAAAAGCGAGATTATATGCAGTAAGTGATGGATTATATTTACCGATTGCCTGATTAATCCATTTATTAATTGCATTAACTGAAGCAAGCATACGAATACCATTATCTAGCATTGCAATATAAGCCGCTTTGCGTTTAGTTAATCCCTCATAGCCCCAAATATCATTTGCTTTTTTATCGTGGAACAATTCCATTGTGTTATAATGTCCAGCGACTAAAACCGCGCATTGATTATAAATGCGCCCCTCACGATCACAAATAACCATTGCAAAATCTGCAACAGTATCATTAATTGTGGTTTCTGTGTCCAGAATACAAAAGTATTGCTTTTTAGCCATGAGTGCTTTCAGTTGGTAAGTGTCCATTATAGCATAATTTTGCCAATGTCAACGATTTTTTTCTAAGTAGTTTCCCTAGTGTTGTATTTTTGCATTATAGGGTAAATCCCTATTGACAAACCATGAGCGCCATGATATAATTTTGGCGCCTACTGTTGTTTTTTAATCACACATAAAAAATATGTTATTAAAAAAGCTTGACACGCCCCAAAATTATATGATATAATTTTGGCGCAAAATTGAATACCTGAGTATTCAATTTTTTCTGCAAACCTGAGTATTCAATTTTTTCTGCAAACCTGAGTATTCAAAAATAAGGTTGAGCCGATTCGCTTTTGTCCATAATATCCGCCCAACCATGCCAGCCCATTTGCCATGCTTCCGATTGTCCCTTGTCTAGTGGTTCACCTAGAGCATGAGCATCAAAGCCTAATTGATAATCTCGATTATTAAAATAATTAATCATTTAATCAGCCCTACCATTTAAAAGATTAATAATAACTGCAACAGGTAATTGCATTAATTCAGAAATATATTCTAAGGATTCGCCTTCGGCTAAAAAATCCTTAATCAAATCTGTAGCATATTCTTTATTTAAAATCATTTTAGTGTCCTTGTTTACTTGGTACATATACACCCCGAATATTGAAACGATCACAAACCGCTTTTAGATATTCGATATTATCTTCATAGAATGTAAATTCTGCATTTTTGAAATTAATCAAATTAAAGAATTTTGCTAAACCATTAATCTTGAGAGTTTTTCCAGATTGTGAATCATTCTCGCCTCGGCTAATAAGATAATCGGGCATACCTAATTCATTTTCTATAAAATACATATCAGGGTCATTAATAACCCTAGCGGTAGCAATAATAACATAACAATTAGGATTTTCTAAATCTTTTTGATATTGTTCGGCTAATGGCAAAAGAGAATCAAATAATGCTAAATCTTGATTTTCTCTCCAATAATCTAAATCTATTCTCTCGCCATTATCGTCAACGATTGTGCGGTAGCGGTGAGTAGAATCAACGATTGTGCCATCCATATCATAAATTGAAACCTTTGTGATTTTAGCCATTTTTTAATCTTTCAGAAAATATTGATCTATTGCGCCTTGGTATTCTGCCATTGTAGCAAATTTTAGCGAATGACGCAAGCAAAATTTTTGAAATTCTGCGAGTTGTTTTTGAGTGTATTTTGTTTTCATGTATCCCATTATACAGACTTTTTTCACCTTGTCAACAATTATTTTCTAGGTGAAAACACCTATGTTGTATTTGTGCAAATATAGGGTAAACCCTATTGACACGGCCCAAAATTATATGTTATAATTTTGGCGCAGAATTGAATACCTGAGTATTCAATTTTCTTTAAGGTGTTAAACCTTTGTTTCTGCCTCGGCCTGTGCCTCAAATGCTAAAGCGTTTTGTGCATTGCACATTTCCATGTAGGCAATGCGATTTTCATCCCTGTTATTAATTGTCTCATAGTAGGCAACAAGTTTTTCAGCATAAGCAAGAGCGAGGGTTTGTGTAGTAGTCATTTCATTCCTTTTCAGTATGTCTTCTATTATACAGATAAAAAAGCAAAAAGTCTTGGCTGTGCAAAAATACAACATAGGTGTTTATCCCTATTGACACGCCTCCAATTATACATGTATAATTGGCGCAAAATTGAATACCTGAGTATTCAATTTTTTATGCAAACCTGAGTATTCAAAAACTCAGGCATTAAAGGATACAATGTCTATGTCATAGTACGCTATAAAATAATCACGCCATTCTGTAAAACCTGATTCTTTATCGTGAGCAATGTCTAGATCATTCTCCATTTGCCAAGCATGAACATATTCATGCGCTAGTGTACCAAACAAATCAAGGTCTGATCCCATCTCGCTAGTGGCAATACGGATTTTATGATTGATCTTTTTTTCTGAGAATTTTTCGCCCTCATACATACCCATGCAAGGGTCACCATCAAATAGCAAAACCTTAGCCTTTGCAAAGTTAACCCTATGCTTCAAGTTGAATTCATCTTGAAGCATAACCTGAAACAATCTAAATTTATCTGATCTAATCATTCTTAGTCCACCTGTATGTCAACAATTATATCATCTTTTACAGTGAAATACATTTCAACCAAACCCATAGAAACCCAAACGCAAGCGTTACCTTCACGCATAGCATAAAGCTTATCGGGGTAGCGTCTAGCCATATAAGCTTTTACAGTTTCAAAGTTTGTCATATCTATTACCTTATTTTGTTATATACCATTATACAGGTTTCCAGCATCATGTCAACAATTATTTGATAGGTAGTTTCCCTAGTGTTGTATTTGTGCAAATATAGGGTAATCCCTATTGACATACCCCAATTTTATGTGATAAAATTGGCGCCCCAAACCGCAAACAAAAGTATTCATTTGCAGTTTGGGTTACAGGGCTATAGCCCTGTAATGCAATCAGGCTTTCGCCTTGATAAACTCCACCATCTTAGCCAGTGCAGTCTTATTCGCCTTAGTCAACGAATCAGCATCAGCCTCATTCAAGCCCAAGGCATTAGCAATGAAGTCAGCCTGTGCGTCTTTACGCACAACGGCCTCACCAGATTTCGTTACATAAGTTTTCGAAACATAAACCTTCTCACGGGAAAGTTTAGCAACAACAGAACGAACCGATTTACCCAGTTGTTCAGCGATAGCCTCAACAGTGATGCCAGCTTGGTAGTCGCCTACCATCTTGGCGGTCTGTTCTGTTGTGCAGTTCAAAGTTTTTGCAGTCATGATATAAACCCTTTC